GCTGCTGTATTTTGTTCAAATACTAAGTTGTTAGCAACTTGTCCAATGTAGCTCTTAAGTGCAATTAATAACCTTCTAACATTTACACGATCAAGTGCTGATGCCTTCTTTTGTAGTGTCTTTTGACCAAATACTACTGTTCCTGTTGCAGGGAAATTAGCAATTGGGTTAACATTACTTTCATATAAAGTATCTCGTTGAGATCTTTGTAATTTTCTTTCTGGTCTGATTACTGTATCTAATCCACCTCTATTAATACCTGCAGGTGCGAACCATGGTTCAGCTGCATTATCTGTAAAGGCGAAAACACCTGGAATCAATGTTGAAGCTGGTACCCAGTTTTGCTTTCCTGTATCAGGATTAATAATTTGACACCAAGGCCAGTATGAAGCTGCGTAGCTTGAATTAATAGCAGATGCTTGATTAGTAGTGCTAGTTATAGTAGCATTATATTTACTAAGATCTACTACTGCAATAGCATCACCTCTGTTTTGAGTATTAGATATTAATGTGTTTAATACGCCAGTATGTGCTGATACACCGTGGATCAATCCAGGAGCGGTGATTACGTTGTATTGATATTCGTCGTTGTTAGTTAACAAACTAAACACATCACTATAATCTTCGGCTCTTAAACCTTGAGTGTTAGTATCAATTTTTTCATTAAATAAAGCTGCTTCTGATCCAGTAAGTGCTCCTATAGCACCTGCAAATGAACCACTTGCTACAACTGGGATGGATTCTTTATAAGCATCACTAGCAGCATTACCAACATTATTAAAGAAATTTGGAGTTGGGGATGATACTTCATCTACATAAACATAATTACTCTTATTAGCATATGATCCTGTTATTTCAAGATACTTGTTTCCATCAGCATCTGAAACTAAAGTTTGCTTTTGATCACCTATTACTTTAGCAATGTAATTGTCTTGGAAAGGATCGAGTGATACACCTGCGTATGTTTCTAATACAATTTTATCATTAGTTAGGTCATTACCTTGTCTAATCAAAAGATTAAATGTGCCTGATCCTGTATCTGCAAATGAGATTTCCCATCTAACATTGTCAGCAGTACCTGTTGATAATTGGCCATCACTTCCTAAAGTACCATTACTATTCATAATAGTACCTTCAGAAATAGTTTTTAGTTTAAAAGCAGCTGTACTTGGTGGGTTATCAGCAATATCAGCAGCAACTAAAGTTAATACTAAGTTTCCAGTACCTGTACCGCTTCCTATAGCATCATTTAATTCAGCAGCAAGGAACGTGACCGTATCTCCAATAGTATAACCACTTCCTCCAGCAGCTGCAGTAGCGGCTGTAACTCCAGAAGCACCTGCTCCACCTGCAAAGGTAAAATTAAATGTGGCATTAATACCTGATCCATCTGTAGAAGATGCTGTGATAGCAGTTAAAGTACCAGCATCATAATCATTATTAATTCCTGAAAGAGAAGATGAAATTGAATTTACAGTTGATATGTCTCCAACTGTGGTTCCATTAGCAATAGAAGCAGTAGCAGGTGTAAATGAACCTGTTGTAACTCTTGTTACTAGTAAAGTATTACCACCATTTTGGAAGTAGTTATATGCTGAGTTACCCGTTAAGTAAGAATAAACTCTACCTCCACTTACAAAAGTAGAACCAAATTTATTTACATATTCACTATATGAAGTGACTAAAGTAGGGATTTCAACAGGGCCTTTAACAGCAGGACCTACAATTGCGGCTCCTACTTCTACAGGTTGTTGGGTTATGAATGACTGGTCGTTTTCTCTTGTAAATACTCCAGGTGATACTATTTGTTCTGCCATTTTGATATATTGTTAAAATATTTTATTCCGTTTTTGCAAACGTTCCTGACTCTAAATCGACAGTTCCGTTTCCATATTTTTGTGTTAGTTCTTGTCCAATTTTTGTTTCTTCTTTTTGCAACTCACCCATAGTTTCCACTAATCGGTCTTTTTGTAACTCCAACAACTGTACTTGGTATTCTATTTGACCAAACTGGCCAATAAGAGTCTGTTGCTGGTTTTGTAACTGCTTAATAGAATCTAATTCTTCTTGGGATAACTTAATTTGTTCACTCATTTTTGATAAATATTTAAATTTTTGATTAAAACCATTTGTTATAAATATCAACCTTTTTCTAAAAAAACATTAAATAAAAATATCTGTGTCAGTGTTTTGAGGATTTCGAGTATCAATAGGTTTATTTATTTGAGCTTCGTTAAGATCATTTAAATTAGCTGTAGTTTCTTGTTGGATGACAAATTGAGCTTGGCTAAGTCTTTTTTTATCTATTGTAAGATCTTTTTGAGGAATATCAGGAATGATATACCCCATTAAATTTATATCAAAGTTAGCTCTAACAGTACGTTCTTTTCCGGCACTTACTTCTGTTACCGTAGTGAAAGAATCAATAGTTGCCTTAAATTTAAATCTTTCAGGATTTCCCCAATATGAATCAGCAGCATAATTTACAGATTCAATTATTTTATTTAATTGTTCTACATAATATGTGTATACTATACAACTATAAGTTATTTGAACATAGTTAGGAACTACAACAGTATGAAATTCTTTAACAGGAACCCTATTATTTAAAATGTTAAATTTATCATAAGCATTTTGTTTATTATATGAAGTTTGGGTATAAGCTACATTAACAGGATGGTTAGCATCTAGCTTGTTGTATTGACCTTTAACAGGAGTTAAAGTATTACGTTTAAACATAATTATGGGAGACATAAGTTTACCTCTTTGATCTCTCATATATCCATCTCTTTGAACCGTTTTCCATCTTTCAGGGGAACCATAAACAAGAGGGACTTCTATCCGTTGGCCATTTTGTATTACAAAAGGTTTAATAACATTTTGAAAGTAATACATTATAGATTCATCTATATCTTTGATACCTATTGAAAATGGTTTAGAAGTATCGTTTTTAACAGATGTTTTATTACTTCTATTAAGTTTTTGACTTTGGTTGGGGTTTCCTCTTGTTGTATCAAAAGGTTCAATAAACTCATTAGCAATTTCTGCTTGGGTTTTTGGTGTTGGTATTCTTCCTTTAGTAGCCATTATAATCTTACTCTTTTAATACCAGGTTTATCTCCAGGAACATAATGTGTTTCACAAATTATAGAGAAATTAGATCCAAATATCTCTAATCCTGGGTTAAGTGGGTTGACATTATAAGGGAAGTCTGGGTCTTTACCTACAATGAATTGATTAGCATTAGTGTTTTCTACTTCATAATAACCACCATAATATAAAATTATGTCTCCTACTTCAGGTACTACATTAGCATCCTGTAAGTCTTCACGTAAAAATCTAAATGTAAGAGGCCATTCAAAATCTGGGAGGCCCATATCATCTATAGGTTGAGATTGAGGTTGTCTTTCTATTAGGCAATTAAATAATGTAGGACCATCATAATATTTGTCTTCAGCCGATTCACCATATATGTTTATAGTAGTTTGGTTTAAATTATATTTGTAAAAAGCGCATTCTTGGGTTACAATATTCCCTAACAACTCTCTATTGACAGTTGTAAATAAATTTATATCTCTTTGTCTTCCAAAAAATGCCATTAGCCTATAAAGATTGTCCAGGGTGCTGCACTAAGATCCTTTTGTATAAACTCTGCATTTGCTGCTTTCTTTTCTAATAACTTATTTCTTGATGTTTCTTCTAAGTATGCTCTTAATCTTTCAATTAATGCAACTTTACCTTCATTAGCAGATGTTATTAAATCTGATTGATTAAGAGTAACTTCAGCTCCTGGGATTGGCACTGTTGTGTATTTTCCTCTAACATATCCTAGCATTTCTTTAGATAAAGCTAAAGTGTATTCAAATATCCATTGTCGTCCAATAGAATTAATATATGAGTAAGTAGGGTTAGTATAAGGTACTGTTGAAATATCTGTTACTACTCCTACTCCCATACTACCAGATACTACAGGTTCGTTTCTGTCTGATTTTAAAATATATTTAAAAAATAATTTATCTCCGGTTTTACTTGGAATTGGGAATATTCTTAGTTGATTATTTATTAATTCAAAGCTAAAGTTAGATTTTCTAATAGTATCATTAAATTCAATTGCTTGGAGAATTTGTAAATCATAATTAATAGGCATCATCATAAAGTTGATACCAGGAGAGAAGTTACCAAATCCAAATTGGTCTAATAAACCTCCTACATCTGAACTACCTACACCTGCGTATGGGTCAAAATATCTTGTAATTGCAGGAGTAGATTCATAAAATACTTGTTTAATTTCTAAATCTCCTGCTTCTATACCTGAGCCAGTTGCCCAAGCTGTCATATCATATTCTTGTTTACCCTTAGTTAAAGGTATGCTGCCTTCTTTCCAACTTACAGTTCCACCAACACCTGCTTCTTCACCATATTGTTCAGATAAACGAACAACTCCTGCTAAATTAGGTTGTTGTAGTTTATAATTTAAAAGTGAACCTGTTGTTGACCCCTCTAATGAAAGATAATTTTCACTTGCTTGAAAAGCATATACTTCATTACCATAGGTAGTTATAGCTTCTTCAAACGCGGCATAAAAACTAATATCTTGTAGTTCTACATCTGTTAAAGGATATCCTAAACGACGAGCACAAAATACAGCTACTTTATCGGCATCAGTTTGGAAATCAATATCATTATCATAAAATCCAAAAGGGGTTTCCCCAGGAAAAAATGATGATGATCCGGGCCAGATGGGAGTATTGGGCATGTTGTTTTGTTATAAATATAATAAAAATTTAGTCTACATTATCTTTAAGCTTCAGGAGGATCCCATTCTGCAGGATTAGAATTTGGTTCTATTTCCGAATAGATATAATTAACTCTGGTCACTAATTTATTGATGATTTCTATTGTGTTACTTCCGTCAAGTGAAGCTGTAGGGATTTTAGGTAAAATGCCCCTATAAGTAGTATCTTCAGACATATTTGTTTATTTTTTAAGTTACTGTAAAATCAAATTTATATACAAACTGCATAGAAGATGCGGGGTTAGTAGGTACGTGGCTAACTACTACAAACGCAGTAGTTTCGGTCCCCGTATGAGAAATACTACCAGATGTAATAATAGGTTTGATGGTTGATGAGGTACCATCATAAGTCCATTGATTCCCCCCTCTAAAAGTTAAAGTAGTAGTACCAAATCCTGCTAAATCATTTACATCATCAAGGGTCCATATTTCCATATGCTGTTCGTTACCATCACATGCTGAATTATAGGCTCTGAAATGTCCATACCATTCAATAGTAGTAAAAGCCATAGCGGGGTGAATAAGAGCTGTAACTATTTTATAGTTATCAGCAGATACTGTATCACCTACACTAGGGGTGCCACTGCTTACAGTTAACATGTTAGCATCAGTATTAACAACAAAACTACCTCCAATGGAATTTCCAGACATACCACCACGCCATTGGGTGCCATAGGTTACTTGTGATGTATTTCCCCCTTTTCCTCCTATCCAAGTGTGATATGCCGAACCTCCTCCTCCACTAGCGGCCGCTAATGAAGCACTTACACTAGGAAATCCACTAATAGATAAATCACCACTTGCTGTTACATCTCCTGTTATATCTACGTCACTAAATACTTGTAAATCATCATCTGCTCTTAATTCAATATTACCATCAGCATGAATTTCGAGATTTTCAGGGTTATCAGTATCAGCTTGAATATAAGTGTTGGTAGAATCTGAATCAAATGCAATTTTATTATTTTGAAAATCGAATATTTTACCTGTAGAAGTTGACCCAAATAGTATAGTAGTAAAAATTCCTTTAGGAGAAATATAAGCATTAGCAACGGGGTATGTACCTGCAAACATTTCAATCCCTCCACCTCCAACATTCGTTGATTCTATAAATAAAGTAGATGAATTAAATGTTAATTTAGATTCTACATCTGCTGTAGTAGCACTTCCATAAGTTACAAGACCATTAGCTGTGCTGCCATTAAAGGAGATTCCTGTTATGCCTGTGAGGTTGGAACCGTCGCCGTAGTATGTGGAGGCGCTAACTGAGCTTGATACATGGAGGTTTGTTTGTGGGTTTGTTACTCCAATTCCTACATTACCTGAAGAAGCGATTCTGAATTGCTCTGTGCCCCCTGCTAATGTAGAGGCTCCTTGGGTATAAATAAAATCTGCATTATTATCTAAAAATCCTATAGCTCCTCGGAAGGCAACACCTGTATCAACAAAATTTACATAGGTATCTGTTCCTCGTAATTGTAACTGCCCTTTCTGGAATATGTTGGATTCTTCAAGCTCTAATTTACCCCCAGTATTAGATATGTAAATACTATTATTAAATTGAAATTGACCCGTACCACCAAATGTGAGTTGGTAATCTTTAGCTCCTGCATCAAAAAATCTAAGTCTAGGGGCTCCACTTACATCAGGTTCAATATCTATGTAATTATTTGTAGATGAATCAGATATATGAACAATCCCATCGTGAACATGAAGTTTTTCTGTGGGGTTATCTATTCCAATACCAACATTACCATCATTCTCAACATTTAGGATATCGGCTCCAGAAGTATTAGTAACTTTAAGAGCATAGCTACCTGCTAGTGAGTTTGATCCTGTAATAACTGTACCTCCATCAACATGAAGGCGATCTTGAGGGACTCCATTTGTATTATTAGATAATAATAAATCTCCTACTATAGTTACAAATTTATTACCTCCCCCATCTAAATCAGGACGAATAGTAAATTGATCGTGAGCATCTAAATAAAATCTGCCTGTATTTCTAACTGCAGCACCACCATTTAGTTTAAAAGCTATACCTCCACTATTTTGGGACCATATAGTATCACTAGCAGTAATAAAACCATCAATATAGGTATCCCCTTCAACATCTAAACTACCACTAATTATAGCACTTCCTGTATATGGGAATGGGTCTTGTGTTGGGAGGCTTGTGAGATTGGAGCCGTCGCCGTAGTACGTGGAGGCGCTAACGTGACCTGAGGCTGTAATATTAGCTTCGGTAATAAGGTTACCTGATGCTGTTACGAATCCTGTGATTTTAGCATTACCTACTACGTGAAGTTTTTCTTCAGCAGAAGCAATGCTCTGTATGTATGAACTTTGGAGTCTTAGACCATCATTGTTTAATTTAGCAAAAGCATAGGGGTTTGCGCTAGAAGGAGCACCTCTACCAAATAAAATATTTGTTGTATAATTACCTGCTAATAAAGTTAAACCTTGTTCATTTGAAGGATTAAATCTAATAGTTCCCCAGTAATTATTGTTGTAACCTCCTGGGTTTCCCTTAGGTCTAATTATAAATTGAGAAGAATATGTTGAAGGGCCTGCTTGGAATTCAAAATTACCTGGGAAACCGGAGGCAGTAACTTGAGTTCCAATTATAAAGTTTCTATTATAAATCTTAGCTTGTCCTCCTACATTTAAATTGCTTGTAGTTTCTAAACTACCAGTTATTTGGGAATCACCTAAGGATATTAGCCCTTTTCTTGCTATAAATTCGTTTGCCATATTATTCCTTTTTCACTTTCCAAAGGTTCGTGTATAAATATTATAAACCAAATCTTCCTTTAAGAGCGTTGTAGTTTTGAAGAACTTCGGAGGCTGTGAGAACGCGATCATATAAATCACAAGTAGCTATATTTCCAGAAAAGTGTCTTCCACCCGCAGAGTCTTCTGCGCCAATAGCACAGCCTCCTGTTGATGAGAGAGGATCTAAACCAGAGGACACAGTCTCTACCAAGGAACCATCGACATACAGCTTTAAGCTGGTTGAATTAAAAGAGGTTGTCACATAACTCCATTGGTTTAAGGTAGCGTTATTCGTATTTACGCTTGTTGCTGCTGAAGAATTGTCGGTCATTCTCACTAATGATCTGTAATTTGGGTATGTGCCACCCACATCATAATATGTTAAAAACGGATTAGGAGTAGTCCAGTTTCCTATTAATGAACCGTCAGAACTATTGCTTGTGGGGCGGACCCATAAACTATAAGTAAACGCATTATTTGAAGTCGGATTTAAAGTTGTTAATGCAACATAATCATCACTTCCATCAAACACAATATTACCCCCATTTCCCGAATTAAATGTAGGCCCATTAGTTAAGGTACCGTTATTACTGCCTGCTAAATCAGTCCACGTAGTTCCACTACCAGGGTATGATTTTTTGTTTGCAGCATCTACTGCGAAAACTAATCCATCTTCTATTATATTTGGTCCTCCGTTAGTTGCCATTATAGTCCGAATCTTGATTTTAGTGCGTTGTAGTTTTGAGTGATTTCTGTAGCCGTTAAAGCTTTAAAATAAACCATTGTTGTGGATATTTTTCCACTAAATGGTAGAAGCACTCCTGTGTTGTTACTATCAGTATATGAACCCACTCTAAAAGGGTGATTGCTTTGGAAATTTAAATTCTCCA